CTCAACACCAGGCTGTCGTTATGGAGGGCCGAGAGGTTCCGGATAATATCTCCGGTGTTACTCGACCAATCCACCAGCCAACTCCATGGGGTTAGCTCCCAGAGAAGCTCCGGCGTAAGCCGCAGCCCAAACAGTCGCGCAAGCTTCTGCTCGGTCCCCTTCAACCGCTCCCTGGCAGAATCGCCAGAAGAGTAGTAGTAGGTGTACCCTCCGGAGAACCAGAACCGTTTTTCCACGGTCCTGGTCCTATAGAGCTTTCCCGGACCGCTCCTATAAGCGCCAGTCCCACCCGTCCGCAAGGGCGGGGACCCCCAAGCATTACTGCTCAGGAGGTCGGGACCGGTGACGGTGCGGTCTACAGGGAACGAATAGCGGCGCCGCACTAAGCGGCCTGAGTCGCGCTCTAGCTGAGCCACCACCTTATCGGCAGTGGTAACAGCCTCTCCAAATTTCTGGAGATCCGAGATGATGGGTTTTAACGCAAACTCGAGGTTGACGTACTCGTCGGCTAAGCCGCCGGCTCCGTCTCTTCGAGCAAGCGAGGCCCCTGGGATGGCTGGAAGGCCCTCCCGGAGCTCACCAAGGAATTGCGCAGCTCCCGCAACCGGATTCGTCGGGATCGTTCTAGCAATCGCCGTAGTCCCCATCGCCAACATAACATCGGCGAGATCTGAGGGGGCCGCGGGAAATCGACTGCTGTCCGGACCGACGAGATTGTCCACAGCGAACCATGGACCATCGTAGGCGTAGGTGTAAGTCGGATCGACGTGCCGGGGAGACACCCACCGAGGTGAGGCCTCCACGTACCGTTTTACCGACTCGAAATCACCGTTGCCAGCATCCGTGTTCCGGAGGATTAGCTTCATGTGTTCGGGAATGGGCTTGCCATCTCTGGCATGCTCACGCCTGTAGCGTCTGAAGTTGGTCCAATCCGGATTGTCCCTAGACGTGGTCGTCTCTCGTCCTATCTGCGAGTACCGAAACGGTGAAACCGACGGTTGCCCGAAGACAGTAAAGGTCGCGTACGCGGTACCAGGTGGCATAGCCACAAGGTCTCGCGTCTTGACCGACGAGGTGATCGACATGGAGTTCTCCTACAGGATCTCGAGGTAGTTTTCCACAGGGTGAGGAAGCCCTGAAGAACTTGCCTCGGGAGCAACGGGCCGGGATTTGGAGACCCCGGCTCGAGGTGATGCGTCACCGCACCAAGGTCCGCCCTAAC